AACAAAGTACAAAGTGAAATGTTTGACTTACAAGGTAAAGCAGTGGAAGCTAATATTAAGTCTCTTGAATTACAAGACAAAGTTTTAGATGGTGTTGGTGGTATTGTAGATGGTTATATTAAACGTGCTGAGACATCCCCTGACGAAGAACAAAAAGCAAGAGCTATTGCTCAAATGCAACTTCATAACATAGGGTATGATGGTCAAATTAAGTTTAGTAATGATCCTAAAGAGAACATTGCGTTAGCTAAACAAGTGTATGCATCTACTACTAGTGGTAAAGAGCGTACTAAACTTATGATTGAAAAGACTAAAGCTGATGAAAAAGAACGTATGGATAATAAGAAAGTTGAACTACAAGTTCGTAGTGCTAACTTAGGTGACCGTCGTCAAAGCTTTAGAGAAAAGTCTGGAGACATTAAAGCTAACACTGCCCTTCTTAAAGAAGAGATTGACATTTCTAAAGAGTTTCTAAACCTGTCTGAAAATGGCACTACTAAAGAAATGAGACAATCTGCTTATGCTTCTTTCTTAGAAATGCAACAAAAGATTAAAGAAGATACTGCAGCATTAGCTAAACAAACTAAAGGTAAAGTAGAAGTTCCTGCTGCTCCTAAAGCAGCTCCTGCTAAACCTCAACAAGCTAAAGTTGAAGCACTACCTGTTGATCAAGAAAGAGCACTTGCTCTTAAACACATTAAAGATAGACCTGAACTTAAAGCTAAGATTGAAGACATCTTTAAAGCCAATCATCCAGGCGAGGATCTTTACGCTAAGGCGAACTAATGGCAGATCCATATGCATCACTAATATCTTCTACTCCAACTATTGACCAGGCATTTAACGCAACATTACAAGTTGAGTCTGAAGGTCAACAGTTTGATAAAAAAGGTAATCCTAAGAAGTCATCTGCTGGTGCTATAGGCATAGGTCAGATGCTTCCGTCTACAGGTCCTGAAGCTGCTAAACTAGCAGGTGAGGAATGGGACCCCTATCGCTTTAATCTTGATGCTGATTACAATTCTAAGTTATCTAAATCCTATTTTACTAAACAAGCTGAGACCTTTGGTGACTTAGATAAGGCTCATGCTGCCTACAATGCAGGGCCTGGTGCTACTCAAAAGGCTATTAAGAAAGCTGAGGCACAAGGGGGTGATTGGAAAGATTACTTACCTGATGAAACTAAAAAGTATATACCTAAGATTAAAAGTGTTCTTAGTAAAATAGGTGGTGGTGACAAGGTTAGTGATAAAACTCTTAGTGATCTTATTGTAGAGAAACCTAAAGAAGCACCTCAAACAAAAGTAGATCCATATGCTGAGTTGTTAGCACAACCTACAGAAGATTCTAAAGACCCTTATGCTTCTTTAATGCAAGGGGGTAAACAAGATCCTTATGCAGAGGTTCTTGCCCAACCTCAAACACTTCTTGATACCTTTACATCACATTTTATTGCAGGTGTACCACAAGCTATGGGCGGTTATGGTGTGGGCGAAGCAGGGGCTGTTGCTGCTGAAGAGCTTATAGGTGTTCCTTTAGCTCCCTTTACTGGTGGTGCTAGTTTAATAGTAGCTCCTGTTGTAGGGTCATTACTTGGTTACGGTGTAGGTAGTACAATTACTGGTAAGATTGAACGCAATCTATTACCAGAGAGTGTAAATAAATACCTTGATGAAGGTGCTAAACAAAATGAATACTCAGCGTTTGCTGGTGACATTGGTTCTTTTGGTGCGGTGGGTGGTGTATCAAAACCAGATACTTTAAAGAAAGGTTTAATTTTAGGAGCAGGTGGTTTAGGATTTGAAGGGTTTAATCAATATAGAGAAGGTAAACTTGATCTTACTAAATTAGCTCTCTCAGGTTTAGCAATGCCTTTCCTAGGGGGTAAGCCTACTAAACTAGGTGAACTAGCTACACTAGAACCTTTAAGAGATACTAAGACTAGAGAAGCTGGAAAAGACCTTGTAAAAGATTATGATCCTAATAAACCTTATGATGAAGCATTAAAGATCTATGCTGATAAAGCTAAAGAAGAAATGCCATTTGATACCTGGAAAGAACAACATCCTGAAATGGATGAACAACTTTCTCAAGAGAAGTATAATGAGTATATTAATACAGCTGCCGAAGAGCAAGCTAATTCTAACCCATTATTCAACATTGATAACTTAAACATTCCTGATATTCCTAAAGATTACAATGGTGTAGAAGACTTCTTATACACTATTGATAATGGTCGTATAGTAGATGACATTCGTGGTGGACACGTATATGACACTACTAAGATTACAGATCAACAAAAGAGTGCACTACGTTTATTTACAGAAGGTCTACATAAAGATCATATAGAACTTACATCTCAAGCTAGATTCTTAGATAGTCAAATAGCTAACATTAAAAGTTCTATTAGAAAAGACTATAATAAATGGGAAGCTGATCACCCAGGTCAGGAGCCATCTGCTGAGTTTAAAAAGACTGTAGCAGAGCGTTACGCTAAAATGGAAGCTTATAATAAAGAGTCTTCTAAGTTACGTCAAGAGGCTTTAAAACGTACTGAGTTGTCTCCTGAAGATCGGAAGATATATGACGAAGTATATACACCATTATTAGAGTCTCGTAGACAAGGTCTACAGTATCTAATGGATGAAGGTATGATTCCTAAAGTTGATTTAAAAGGTGATAACTTCCCGCGTAAACTTAAAGCTATGTCTAAAGCTAAACAAGAAGAAATAGACACTTTACTACGTGATAGAGGCTTATTAGAACCAGAGCCTAACTTATGGGGTAAGTTTAAGAACTACCTTGGTGAACTTGCTGGTGGTGATATGGGAGGTTTTAATGCTGATCTTCAAAGACGTAGGGGTGCTACTCAAGAACGTTCACTATATGTATTAGATAGAGCTGATGGTAAACGTGATGTAATTCAAGTTACTAAGTCTGGTAATGTTATTAAATGGGAAAATGTAAATGGTGAAAAAGTACCATCACTATTAACTCGTAAGGTTAGCCCTACAGATGGCTCACAAATTACACTAACAGGACAAGTTAAACTAGGTGATAAGATATTAGATGGTGTTGTTAAAGATGGCACTATGGAAGAAGTTGAACATCACTCCCCTTATGAGTATAATAAAGACTCAACTGCTGTTCTTATTAATGCTGTCAATGACATTAGAGAACAAGTTAGAACCTATGAAGGTATTAAGAATCTAACTGAAAGCGACATGTTTAAAAAGAACTCTATTAAAGTAGGCCCTGGTGTAGTAATACCTGAAGGTTATAGAATGCCTACTCATGTAGATAAAATACCTGCATTAGCTGGTTATGCATTCCCACGTAAGATGGCTGAAGTTATTGAAGACTTTGCTCGTGTTCGTGAACCAACACTACTAACTAACTTAGCTAGTATACTTGTTAAGAACATGATGATGAATCCATTACCTCACATGTTTAATGAGGCTATGCACTTATATAATGCACGTGGTTTAACTGGTTGGGTAACACCAGCAGGTGTATATCGCTTTGTTAAGTATGGTAAACAATCTATGGACAGCGTCTTACAACAAGACGAGTTTTATAGAGACACTATTAAACTAGGAGGTTCTTTAATGGCTCCTGGTACTAGACGTAGTGTTATGCAAGAATCACTAATGAACAAAGGTGTAGAAGAGTTTTCTAAGACACCAGACTTTAAAGACTTAGCCGCTACATTAGGTAGAACTACTACAGACTTATACAATGGTATTTCTAAACAATCTAACAGAGCTATGTGGATTACTCGTGATATTATGTACATTCAATACCTTAAAGAACTTATGGCTACTAAAGGTTTAAGTCATCCTGATGCTATTAAATATGCAGAACGGCACTTACCTAGCTATAGGCTTCCATCACGTATAGGTGAGAAGTACTTGGGTGCTAATCTAAGTAGAGGTATAAGTTCTACATTACAAAATCCTAATATAACAGTATTTAGTAGATACCACTTTGGTATGGTAAAATCTATGATTGAAACAGCTAAAGACGTAGGGGCTATTCGTAAGGGTAAAGAAGGTTTTGAAGAGTTTAAAGAAGGTATGGACACTGTAGCAGCAACTGCTGTAGCTCTTGCTGTCTTATACCCAATGCTTGATATGGTAGCTCAACGTATAACTGGTAACCCTGATGCTCAACAACGTAGAGCAGGTCCTTATCATTTAATACATGCTATAGGTGAAGTAGCTGATGGATCTAAAGATCCTCAAGCAGTGTTAAGCTCTTTCTTTACATTTAACCCTGCGTTACAAGGATTAGTGCAACTAGGTTTAGATAGAAACCTTTACACTGGTCAACAAATTTATAACCCAATGAGTGAACCTAGTATTATTACTAAAGATATACTACGCTATATGGTACAACAAGTACCACAGGCAGGTCAAGTTATGAGAGCTGAGTCTGATGATTCAGGAGAGGGCGGTAGTGTTATGGGAGCTAGACAACTTGACATTGAATCTAAAACTTCAACTAAACAATCTAAGATTGATAGAATGATTAGAAAACTACGTAAACGAGCCTTTAAACACGATATTAAACGAGAGGAAGACATACTATGAAAGTCCTACTATTAGATCCGGCAGGGGCCTTTACAGACTTTGCTTGTCGTTTAATGCTTGAAGGTCACGAAGTTAAACAATGGCAGAAGAAAGGCCTTACAGGTGAGCAATCTATTATTGGTAAGGGTATTGTTACTCGTGTATTGAATTGGGAAGCCTTTATGAAATGGGCTGATGTTATTATACTCTCTGATAATGCATATCAAATGCAGTTCTTAGAGAAGTATCATCAAAAAGGATTCCCTATTATTGGTGCTAACCTTGATACATCTTACCTAGAGCTTCGTAGAGGTGAGGGTCAAGATGTACTTAAGAAAGCAGGGTTAGACATTATTGAAGGTCAAGAGTTTGATAACTATAATGATGCTATAGCTTATTTAAAAGCTAACCCTAAACGTTATGTATCTAAACCTTCTGGTGATGCAGACAAGGCTTTAAGCTATGTAGCTAAGTCCCCTGCTGATATGCTATTTATGTTAGAGAGATGGAAATCTAAAAGTAAATGTAAGATGCCTTTCATCATGCAAGAGTTTGTACCTGGTATAGAAGTTGCAGTGGGTGCATGGATGAGCAAAGATGGCTTCAGTAAACTACGTTGTGAGAACTTTGAGTTTAAAAAACTAATGCCTAGTAACTTTGGTGTTAACACTGGTGAGATGGGTACTGTATTAAAGTATACAGAGAACTCAACATTGTTTGATGAGACATTAGGTAAGCTAGAAGAGTTCTTACGATTCCAAAACTATATTGGTTATGTAGACCTTGCATTCATTATTGATGAGAAAGGTTCACCAAGACCATTAGAATGGACTACACGTCCAGGTTGGCCACTATTTAACATTCAAGCAGCACTACACAAAGGTGACTCACTAAGTTGGATGTGTGATCTATTAGAAGGTAAAGACACTCTTAAAGCATCTAAAGCTATAGCTGCTGGTCATGTTATTGCTATACCTGACTTTCCATTTACTAAGTCTACTGGTAGAGACCCGGCTGGGTTTCCTATCTATGGTTTAGAAAAGTGTGGAGACGAGGTCCACTTCTGTGAAGTTATGATGGGTAAGGGTCCTGTATATGAAGACGGTAAATTTAAAGAAGAAGAGATGATGGTATCAGCGGGTGACTACATTTTAGTAACTTCTGGTACAGGATCTACTGTTAAAGAAGCGTGTAAGAAGTCTATGGAAGTTGTTAAAAAGATTGAAGTACCTAGTGCAATGATTGTACGTGACGACATAGGCGAACGACTTGAAGATGAACTACCTAAGCTTCATAAGCTAGGTTATTGTAAGGAGTTTAAATACGACTAATGGCTATACCTTTAACCCCCATACCAAACCAACCTGTAGGCGATACTCATGAATGGAGAGACTGGTTTTTTCAAGTATATAACCAACTTGGAAGTCAAAGTGCTCCTAACCTTTGGAATAATATTAATTTTGCTGGTTCTAATATAACATCAATTCAAATTAGACAACACAATAGTTTACAAGGATTACAAGGTGGTGATAACACTGGTACTGAATATTATCATTTAAGTAATGCTCAATACACTATTCTATCAGCAATACCTTCAGGTATCTCTGCTACTATTGCAACTGCTAAACTTACTACTGGTGGTGTAAATGGTAGTATGACTTTTGTTAACGGTATTTTAACAACACAAACACAGGCAACTTAATGGATATAAAACTTAGACGATTTGAATTTGGTACTAACTACACTGTAGGTAAACTCTATGTAGACGATGTATACTTTTGTTTTACATTAGAAGATAAAGTAAGAGAACCAGGAGTAAAAGTAGATGGACAAACAGCTATTCCTTATGGCACTTATCCTGTCGTTATTGATCATAGTACTAGGTTTAATAGGGACTTACCTCACGTCTTAAATGTACCAGGGTTTGAGGGTATACGTATTCACACAGGTAACACTGATGCTGATACTGAAGGTTGTATACTAGTAGGAACTACATGGGCTGGTAAAGACTTTGTAGGTAATTCTAAGTTTGCTTTTGATCCTCTCTTTGAGAAGCTTAAAGCCGCTAAGGGTGCTACATTAACTATCTATAAGATAGAATAAAAAAAGGGGGCATTGCACCCCCTGTTGAATTACGCTGTTGCTATGGCGGGCGTTGGCGTACCTTTGATGTATGCTAGTACATCATCAAAGCTTGTAAACACATTAATAGTTTGCTCTGGTCGTTCCTGACCAAAGGCACTTTTTTGAATGTTAACTACATAACCATTGTCTACTTTATTAATTACAACTGAATTGAAGTTCATATCTTTCTCCTTTGTTAATTTATCTCAAGTACTACTCTAAATAAGAGAAGTTCAAACACCAAGTATACACCATCATCATTTAGTTCAGGTATATACTGAGCTTCAACTATCTCAAAACCTACTGCCATTCCCATGATTGGTTTAATAGATACGTGCATTATATCTCACACGATCCACCAACACAAGCTAGGGTTTGGCTTCCCTCTGTATTATCATCTTTTTCTACCAACTCACTCCATTCAACATGACCTGGCATCTTAGATGCTAATTCTTTGTACTGCTCTTCTGTAATATCTTCATAAGGTGCTTGTTGATATGTATGGTTTGAATGAGGAAGGAATGAAATTCCTGACACCTCATCAAAGTACTTCCATACCCATGCACCAACCTCTGGCCACTCATTGTCAGTTACTGTAATTGTAACTGAAGGCTTATGTTCACACCAATGTCTTTGATATACTAACCATAAATCTAGTTGTTCTAGTGCCGTCATATCATTCCTAGTAATAGCACCCTTAGGTGCTTTTACAGGAAATGAGAATACAGCTGTCGAATCAGGACGGAACACTTCGTCTTCAACTGGGAACCCCTTTTCCTTAAGGAACGAGTATACAGGGTCCTTCTTATCAATGCGTACCCTTCTGATATAGTGAGTGTTGTGTCTAGCATGAATGCCACTAGCACTATCCACCAACTGACTGACTGTACCTGAGGGTTTAACACAAGTGATAGAAGCAGAAGGAGGAATACCAAGGACTTCAGAAAGTTGTGTGTTTGTTTGTCTTGCGACATCTCTTAACCTTTCTAACATTTTAGGATCAGGATTGTTTGTCACTTTACAGTCCATTATACCAGTTAATGACACACCAAGGAGTCTTTCTTCCTCAGTATTCTTTTTCCATTCTTCACTTAGAAATTGGAAAGATGTGAGAGTGGACTGAATTGTACCGAGTATTGTAGCGAGGGACACTTTATTAGCCAAGGTAGCTTCGGTATCATTCCCCCGTACAACCACTTCCGTAAGATTACAGAACTGTTTATCACGGAGGATAATCTCTGAGCATGGATTGGTGCCATAGCTGAGAGTTTTATCTCGTCTCCCCCACTTTCCTGCCTGACTCTGAGAAGCAACACGATTAAAGATTCCTCGTTCACCTGACTTTGACTTAACCAAAGCGAGCCATTCTTCCATGAAAGTTTCACTATCGGGTCTTTCGGTGTAGGCCACACTGTTGTTGGCAAGTCCTCTGTAAGGGAAATCGTTATACCAGGCTCCTGACTTTGCATCTCTCATCCTTTTATCTGTTAAGTTACTTAAAGAAATTAGAGCAGATCGTCTTACACCACCCACTACTACAATCTCACCAATCATACATAAGATGTCATGTACTTCTAAACTATTAAGTTTTCTTCCTGCAGATCCTTTGCAAGTATCCACCGTGAACTTGAACAGCTTTCGCAATGGGTCAGGGCCACTAGCTCTCCCACCAAATGTTTTAAGTCTGGCTCCAGATGGTCTGACTTTGCTATAGTCAACTTTAGGGATGTCACCTTCCCACAATGAGGACAATAGCTTTTTAAACGCTTTAGCCCATCCCAACTTTGAGTCTGCAACGGAAATGACATCATCAACTTCCTTAAAAGAGTTTGGTAGTGGAGGTAGTTTATCAATCTCTTGTCTCTCACAAGAAAAACCTACTCCAGTACCATTCATTAGTATGTAAAGAGCTTCAGAAAAAGCTCGTTTGTTATTGATAGCTAGATAAGAACAGTTATAAGCTGATATATTATCTCGTTCACAGGCTTCACCTGCAGTCATTAGAAGACGCATACTAGGCATTACTTCTAGATTAGCAATAGCTACATGTAGTTCTTGTAGTTTAGAACTATATATAGGGTCTGCAACTAACTCAGGAACTTTAGACTTAATATAAACCATAAGCCTAGCTACAGTTTCTTCCCATGACTCACGACGTTGCTCTGTCTCTAAGTAACGAGCATATCTACTTTTATGGATAAAGCGTCCATAATCACTAAGGGCATTAGCCATCTATTTCTCTTTCTAACTTCTCAAATTTATCTTCAATGACATCTTCAAACCTTTCTACAAGGTCATAAGATGTAATCCCCAGCATGTCTAAAAGAGTTATTTCATCAATTTGTTCTGCTAATTTCTCTTTTAACTCTTCTAATGTTAATGGCACTATGTTTTCAATTCTTTTAATAGTTCTACATAGTGAATGACTTTATCAAGGTCTTCTACACCACCCTTGTCTTTCCATCTACATATGTATTTAATAATATTACCTTCAATATAAGGAATATTATTTTTAGTTATAAATTCAACAGGTTGTATTACAAACTTCTTGTAATGTGTACCTGCTACTTGTTTTTCTATAGCTTTCTTTAGTTCTGGAAATTGTGCTTTACTCATACCTGCCCCTGATTTACCATAATTATGTGATCCTGTTTTAAAGTCCATATTAATATTATACCATTCTTTTTATACATTGACAAGTTTTGTTGAACCTTTAGGTTTAAGATTCTTATTATCCCTAAACCAATTACCACAGGCTCTACATTGATAACGTTGATACTTACCAGCAGCTGTCATATTAAAGCCACGTCTTTGGAAGTTAATAGACGCACATGTAGGACAACATAAGTCAGTACCTTCAACTAGGTTACGGTTAAGGTGATTCTTAATCCATGGTTTAAAGCGTTCATAAACTTTCTCTAGAAGGATAACATCATTCTTGTTATACTCTTCCATAGTCTTCCATGCTTTAGGAATACCTGCCATACATTGTATCCATAGTTCATGGCCTTCATGTGAAGTCTTTTTACCTAAACCTAACGACTGTGCTACATAGTCTAGTTTGTTAGATACAAATCTAAATCTACCTTTAGCTACAGTTAATAAGTCAATCTCTTTAAAAGGTGCAGGGGGAAACATACCATGCAATAAGAATTCTTTATTAAGACTTGGTATATCAAAACGTTTACCATTGTAATGGATAACAGCATCAGCTTCGTCTAATAGTGTATGGATGCTCTGAAGCATCTTCTTGGCACTACTTTTTTTAACAGAATCAAACATCATCTTCTTATCACCCAACCATTTAGCTGCGTAGCACATGACATAAGAGCTCTCTCTTAACTGATTAATACCAATGTTCTGATCCCAAATACCCCAGACGTGTGCTACGTTAGGTGCCATTTCAATATCTAATAATAATATCTTACTCATTCTATCTCCTATTTAAAGTATGGACCGACCATCCATGTTACAACTGAGTATCTCATACCCTTTGTTACTGGTTCTACACCATGTACCATAAAAGAAGGGAATACTATTATATCACCTTTTTCTTGTGGAGGATATATCTTGTCATGGCTATTTATAATATAAAACTTACCACCTTCAAAATCATCATTAAGAATAGCTAACGCTGTTAGCTTACGAGTTTCATCACTAAGTTGATGAAAAGTATCAACATGTGCTTCATACTTACCGTTAACATCATACATAAGAAACTCTGTTTGATTAGAGTGTGTTATATCATACTTCCAAAACTGATGATTAATGTTTAAAGCACTTGATGTTAATGTAGCACCTATACCTTGGTTTTGAGGTAAAGGAAGTCTTAGTACATTTCTAATGTTAAGATTAATATTCTTGTCTAAATCCCTGCCTTCACCAATAAATGGTTGTTCTTTTTCTACTTCAGGTTTAGAATACTCTTCAATAAGTTTATCACAGAAAGCATCTGATACTGCTTTTTTCATAACATAAGCTACATCAAATTGTTGGTTTGTAGGTTCTGTTTTACTTATACCTAATGACTCACGTTTGTCATACTTCCATTCAGCATGAGGTCCATTTTGGTCTACATAGTGTACAAACACTTGTGCTTGCCATTTACCTTCTGTGTAGGGCTCACGCCAGTGATACTTATCCATACCACGATACATAACAGCATCACCTACCGACATCTTAATTTCAGAAGACCCTGTCTTATCTTCAGCGTCACCCATATAGATAGGCCATACATCACCTTCAAATCCTAATGTAATAGTTCCACTAATTTCACATGCAGGACGATCTCTATGGTTCTTTAGTTCTTCACCATTAGTGTCGTAAAGCCTAGCATAGGAATAGGTAGGAAATAGTTTAAGTCCACTGGCTTTTTCAAAGTAAGGTGTTAAGTATTCAAGTAGTCTATCAAAAGCTTCAGCACCATGCACTGCTTCAGATAGAGGGCATTGAGGATCATTAACTGTTTTATTCTCTGCAACTAGTCTTTTAAGTTCAGTAGTTAGTTCTTCACAAGTATGTAAAGGTAGGAAGTCTTTTAAATGGACATAACCATTATCTTTAAACAACTCTACTGTATTCATTTCTTTGTCCTTTGTTTTGTTTCTTTAAGGGTTTTCTTATTATGGCATTCTTTACATAATATTTGTAAATTATCTTTACCGCAATAAAGTCTTGTAATAAATTCATCCCAACTAACAAAACCTATCTTAGCATCAACCACAGGTTTAATGTGATCTACTTGCACCTGCGTAGCAGGAAAAGCACCTTTACACTTTTTACATTTAAAGTGCATTGCAACTCTATTAGTTTTTACGTTTACTTGTTTACCAACTTGAGCATCTTTTAAAGTCTCAAACTTAGGAGGCCATCGCCTATAACCACTGCGTAATACAGAGGTTATAAACGACTTAATTCTTCCTTCGGTCCAATCTGTCATTAGTAATTACTCCCCAAAATTATGATAGTAGTTACTTTATTTTAATGAAGTGGACAGTGATTGCTATAATAATCATGACCAATATCAATTGATCTGACCGCCATCTTGTTTAAATAAATCTAACTCTTGTTCCGCAACTTCTGTTGCTACAGTAAAGACACCCCTGCGAACTAGTTCTTTGATTGCATAGTCCATCAAGAATGCTGCCTCTGGTGGATCCACATGGAAGTCAAAGTCCAATGACCCATCCTCATTCTGCACACAGTCTCTTATAATCATTTAACCAATCCTCTCTATTTGTTTGTCTTATCCAAAGAACTCTTGCATTCATTTTAAACTCGTCATCGTTGCTATAAGCTTCTTTAACGGCATTGAATAGCTCTTGCTCTGTTGTACACTCTTCTAAAAGCTTGTCAGCTTTCTTAGGACCAATCTTCTCTATACCTTTAATATTATCAGAACGATCACCCATAAGACACTGCTTGTAGAAATGCTTCAAGCCTTCAAACTCAGTGACCTCATAGAACTCGTTCTTAACAAAGTTAAAGTGTTTACCTGGTATCATAAGTAAGTCTTTATCAATAGAACATATAATTGTCCCATCTTGTTGGTTCAAACCCATAGCATCATCAGCTTCCATACCATCAATGACCTCTGCATTAAACGTAGCAATTAAGTATTGTCTAATAGGTTCAAGCCAGAATGGTTTCTCTTTAGGACGATGTGCTTTGTATTCAGGATAGATTGTATATCTAAAGTTATCCTTGCCAGTTAAGAATAGACGATAAGACTCAGCCTCTGTGTTAACTAAGATTTGATCTACTAGATCTTCTGTCCTAGCATACGCAAAGGCTTTGTCATCATCGTCACGAAGCGTACAGGCAACCCTATACGCTACTATGTCAGCATCAATGAGTGCTTTCATTATACTGGAATGTCATCCTCTAAGTCATCAAAGTTAACTTCTTTAGTAGGGTTAGCATCCTTACTAAATACATAAGCTTCAAACTGTTTAGCAGTTGCAATAACTTCATCAACAGACTTACCTTGACCTAGTAACTCTACTGCAGTTGATAGAGATGATTGACGAATGATAAACACTTGTCGTGCAGCTCTTTCTTCTTTAGTTTCATAGTTACTACCAGTTACACGGCCACCAGCCTGAGCTGTTGGTTTAGCTTGTACACTAATAGATGGTTCAGATCCTTCACTACCAATGCCAGTCCACTGCCAATAACCTGCAGAGTCTTTAGAAGTAACAACATTAATCTCATCACCTTTAGTTAAATCTTTAATGTGATTGAACACACTAGGATTACTAAATGAGATAAGCTTTTTGTTACCTACTTGACCTTGTTCGTTTTTATAAGTAACTTCAATCTCTTGATAAGATCTACCGTTCTTAGTTGTCTTACTATTTGGTTTACCAATATCTACAATATTAATTAACATTCACTATCTCCATGTTGCCCCAGTTAGGTCCTATCTGACACTCGACCCTCATAGGTAAGTTAAAATCTACCCCAAACAACTTCTTAAAGTTAGCTGGGATATCCGTAAAACATTTATCAACTAAACTTACTATACTATTATTATCGCATACTTTATCATCGTAGTCAAGTATTATTGAATCATGAACAGTATTAATAAGTTTAACTCCTACTACATCCTTAAGCCTATTGGCTAAAGACACTCTTGCTATTGCCATAAGGTCTGCACCTAATCCTTGTACTGGATAGTTTAAGATTTTCGTGCGAGGCCATTTGGCTCTACCATACTTTACTTCTGGTTCATACTTATAAACTCTACCCGTAGGCATAGTTAATTGGCGATCCCGCATAGCTTGATCGACAATTAGCTTATGCCACTTTGCTAAACCATTATACTTTTTATAGAACTCTTCTATAACATTTTGCCAGAATGATTCCTGTTTACTTACATCTGTGAAATTAGGATCGTTAGCATAACTGTAAGAAGAACCACCATAGATAAGCCTAAAGACAAACGTCTTAGCAATGAGGCGAGAAGGAAGCCCAAAACGAAGTTGATTATCTGTGTGTTGATCAGTTCCATCCCATATCTCCTTTATAGCTGTTTCATCTTGAGAAAGATATGTAGCACAGACCCACTCTAAAGCTTTAGCGTCAGCTTGTAGTAACATATCTACTCCCAAATAGTTGTTTAATTTCTCCATCAAAGTTCTGTAAGTTAGGTTTAGTAGACGATAGTCTTCCTGTCTTAGCAACACATTGATTCAGTACACCATGTAGTTTACCTACAGGCCAGTTCATTTTACTTCTTAGTTCAGGTAGTCCTTGGTAATAAGCTGTAAGTCGTTTCATTAGTGTAGCTCTTGTTAGTATTAACTCAACAAGCTCACGAGCTTTGTTACTTCTAAACTTTAAACTCTTTAATGTAGAATCATCTACAGAATAGAATCCTTCTTTCTCTAACTCCGAACCTTTAATTGGTGTAACCATTCTTTCATAAGTAATCTTATGTTCGAACCATCTATCTTTAGGTTGGCCAACTCTAGTACCAGTCTTAAACACTCCCACAACTTCTCTTCTACGAATAGTAAAGCTACCGCCATATAGTAAAGAAGAGACATGCTCAGTGCTAGAAGGATTAAACTCAGGAAGGTTATGGTAATCATAAAGCAACTCATCAATCTTTTTAATCTGTTCTTCAAGTTCTGTTCCCAGTTTGGTACACTGTTCTTCGTCGTATAGTAAGCCATTGTATTCCATCTCCTGTAAGACCAAGAGGTCTTGGTTATGTAAACTAATTAATCGCTGTGTAGACTTTGCAATAGATGCAAACTCTTCCATCTGTTTGTCATATACTTTTTGCGTTAAAAGCAAATCTTGTTCTAAGTAAGGCTCAAGAATGTCCTTAGGTATATCACAGGTGTCAATACCGTTGCTCCAATACTCAGTAGCAACAGCATCAAGCTTACTACCCAGACCATAGTACTCAGCGACACTATTAAGACTTGGGTAGGGATGTTGTTGGTTCGTAAGTATATAATGTACCAACTGACAATCCCAAACACGCTTACCCACAATGTTAATTCCATAGCGTCTTATCCAATGCAAGTCAAACTTAATGTTAAAGCCAACAAGAGTATCGTGGCTGTCAATGAGTCTTTGTATAGAGTCAAGTCGCTTTCGGTTAGGGCTTCCGCTATAATCAATATCGTAAACAGTACTGCCATCACTATTATACAGTCCAACATAACAGAGTTTATTCCTTTCATCAAATGGATTGCCTTTGTTGCTTATAGTTGTTTCAACATCTAAGACTAAGCTGCGCAATCTCCTGCTCCTTGGTTAAGTGGGTAAAACTTATTTACTGCTTCTAATACTGTATTATTTACATCCATGATATCTATTATATCATACAAGTCTTCTCTAGTCAAATCAGGTCTAACTTTTAATATCTCATCAAAGTTATTCAAAATAAACACTCCTCTATTTTATTTAAATCAATCTTAGGTTCTTTATATTTAACTGTACCAATGGCAGGATAAGTAAACCATCGTATGATGTTACCATCCCAGTCTAGTAGTATCCATCTTTCCCACTTAGACATCTATGTACCTTGCAATGTCTGCTCTAAGAATAACTTGTGATGAACCATGCCTTAAGTCAGGTAGTGTATCTTTGTCACCAATCAACTTGTTCTTACTAATGTTAAAGTATCTAATACGACTAGCGTTATCTGTTTCTTTTCCTATGCCTAGGATCCAATCGGCTTCGCCCTGCTTAGCCGTTTTGGAGCCGTCAACCATGTCCATTGTGAGGAAGAGTTTACCTTCAGCTTCACCGGATGCTTGAGACACGGCAATGACTGGTGCGTATGTTTTAGCAATCTCTCTAGCCCATTGATAGATCTGTTTGAGTTCCAAATCATTACGTTCTCCCTTGAATCCACGAATCTTATCTATCTGGTCAAAGATAATAAGAGCAGGGTTATATTGTTTAAGTACAGATTCTATTCTTGCTTTGTTACTTGAGTCTTCAAAATCTAATATCTTAATACGATTACCTGTAGATGTTTTATATCTTTCTTTGTTAGTTGTTTTGTCTTGAAACAACTCTTCAACAGTCATACCAAGTGCTGCTTGATAGACTC